ATCTGCTCCACCCGATTTATGCGTTGTGGCATGGGTTTTAGCGGCGTAAGCTGTATTATGATCGTGGTTTTGAAGTGTATTATTTAAAGTGCTCCACCCAATAACAGACATTGTACCATCTGTTTCAACATAAACTTTTCCATCGTTTCCAGTAGTAACTGACGATTTGACAAGACCCGTCTGAGTTGTTGATGCAATACCGACCGGGTCATAATCAATCACATATGCAAATTCAAACGCAAGATTGGTCGCATTGTAAATATAACGAGTTGTAGCATCGCTTTTTGTTTCGTCATCTATAACATATGTAAAGTCTCCACCTTTTACAGTAGACGGAATAGTATATGCATCCAAATGAGCTTTGGTGGCAAAACTAATACCAATAAACCGTCCGCCCTGTTGCTGAAGGGCCGTTACATCATTACGCAATGCTGCGATTTCATCATATGCTTCTGGCGTCATGATACCAACAGCATCGCTCGATACTACTGGTAACGTACGTTCAAACGTGCTTGTCTGCTGTGTAGAAGCATTATATCGTGTAAATTCAACCGTTAGCTCGGTCCCATCGGCAGAATATGTTACATTAGTAATAACTTGAGCCAATTCGGACCTATTTACTTTATTTGTATTTAGGGTTCCTTCAACACCCATTGCTCGATTCTTTTCGGTTGTTTCGGCAGTTGTTGCTCTCGTTATTTCATCTACCAAACCCTTAACCAAACCTGAATTTGTATCACCAACGGTTATTTCAAGAGCCGCAATATCATTTGTATTTGCATCAATCGCTGTTTGGAATCCACCAACTGTCGTATCAATAGACCTAATATTATCTTGAACATCCAGTAAATCTTGAGATGTAAAGACTCTTGCTGCCTGTACACCAGATGTCCAGGATATAGCACCAGACCCGCGAGTTACAGTCAACTGATTATTTGCACCAATTGCTGTAACGATGACGGTTTCTGTAATAGTTCTATCAATTCCTATAGTCAAAGGAAACGGTACGGCCTGTGGCAATACTGAGGAATTACTCACCATAATTAAAGTATCGCTCGGCGTAATATCTCCCATTAGAAATACAGAAGGAGAATCTTTTTGCGGTGCATACATAGTTTTTAGTGCCATAATTAATCTCCTTTCAGAAATTAGTATTGTCCACTGCCAAGTGCATTTGTGAAAAGTCTTATTTGAAAAGTACATTCAATACGAGTCAAAGCATTTGGTATAATTTTTATAGTATGATTTCCTCTCATAATATGACCATTTGCGTCTTTACTCATATAAGATATCAAATTTAAATCTGTTATTGTTCCAGAATAACTTCCAATATTAGTATCATCCAAATATACTTGAATAGAAGAAGCAGAAGGACCTTTATAAATACCATATTCAATATTATGTGTATGGTTTGGTAGTGAAATTTCATGTGAATGATCAGAAATATAAACATTATGCGTATGATTTGGAACGGAAATCGTATGTTTATGCTCCGGAATAGATACCGAATGCGTATGTCCCGATACAGAAATATAATGCGAATGTGCGGGTAATCCAACATAGTGCGTATGTGATGGTAAAGCCACATCATGAGAGTGAGAATTAATATTAATATAATGTTCGTGGTCACCAGAGGGCGAATAGCCATATGGCGCTTCATTTGCAGTTACATCTGTAACATATCCACTTGAATTTTTATATACATTCAGACTTGTTACTAGTCGCGTTCCTTTTGGAATACCATGGTTATGAACTCTATAAATATTATCATCTGTTGGTAAAACATTATATACACCAATGGTTTGATTAAAAGAACCAGCCGATACAGATGTTGCGGTACCACTACCACCACCATATGAACTGATTGTTCCACCACCACCATCTTGCGTGGTTCGAATAAAATTACCACCACTAGTCGAAGTAATGGTTGCACTACCACCACCAGAAGATGAAGATGTATATAATCCGCCGGAAGAACTCGTTACATTTGTTTCTCCGCCATCAGATGTTGTCTTAGTTACTGCTCCGCCACCTTGGATTGCCTTTGAATATGCACGGAACGAAGTCAATTTACAAGAAAATAGAATTTCATTAACATGCACAACATTGTTTGGAATCCGAAATGTCACTTCTGCAGGATTTGTCGAATCTGCATTATCTGTAAATGAATCCATAAATATAGACTCTGAACCCTGCGAATAAGTTTCAGAAATTCTCTGCTTTTCTGCTAACTCTGCAACACTATCTGCAATGTCGACAGTACCAACACCAAGAATAATTGTTCCTGAATTCGGAGCACCAGTAACGTCGTCTTTTGCAAATTGTCGTACAGTCATTAGCTCGTCCAACCCATCTGATACAATTCTAATAGTGTCCCCAATATTTAAATTTGCAGCAGCATAAATAGCTTGAATATCGATATGATAGGTAATTTTTGGCACCTCTAATTGACGAAGCATAGCCTCACCAATGTTCTTTAAAGATTGAGCAATAGTTTGACTTTCGTCTGTCCAAATCTGAGTAATTACACCATATTGCGCAATGTTTGGACTATCCAAATATGGTTTTCCATTATTAACTTGTTCTATTCCAAGTTTATTATCACCATCGCCATAACCATAACAATATAAACGAGTTGTTAAGCTCGAAGGATCGATTGTACGAGCAAGTCCATTTAAATTTTTCTTATATCGAATATCGGTTACTGGAGTTGCGTTTGTTCTTTTTAAACTTAATCGCCAAGGATAAACTTTAGTATTAAAATCCCAATAATAGTCGGTTTCTGAAAATGGTTTGACAACAGAAAATAGAGCGCTTAAAAGATTTTCATCTTGCCAACCATACAAATATTGATTTGTATAATCACAGCGCTCTAATTTCCATCGTTCTGTTGTTTGATTTTGTAAAATATAATTAATTACTTGTGCTGTAGTAACGCCAGTATTTCCAATCTCATGAAAACCAATCATTACATCATCTAACAAAGTACTAAAAACATGTTCAAGTTTGTATGTGGCGGTGGCCGCAGTTCCAATAATTTCTTCATCTGTTGGCATAATTCGAAACAAACCAACATATCTATCTTTGTTTGTACTATCTATATCCCAAATTTCAGCATAGTTAAAAATATCGCAGTATTTTCTTTTTGGGTCGGAATATGGAAGTTTGAATTCTGCGGTCCATAAAGAATTAATATTTTTTTCATATTTTACATCAAAAGAATTCTGTAAATATGCCAACCGCTTTAATGTCGAGCCGTCATATATTGTAACAACCTTACCCATTTTTGATTCTCCCTTCCATTTTGATTACAACCAACGGTTCTGCCAAATGGCAGTTACATCAAGTGTTCCTGTCTTATCCGTTTGGATTTTAATCTCATTTATACCAGGATTTAGTTCAAAAAATACAGAATCGGTTGTTACATTTGCAACATTTTCTTGCGAATTAATCCAGACTTGTAGCAAATTAGTATCAATTATGACCGTCTGTCCTGGAGCAAGACTTATACCTTTAAGTTCAAAAATTTCTTCGTTAAGTTCACTTATCCGATTTAATAGTAATGTACCATTACCAGACAAGTTTGCTTGCATTAAAGTTTTTAAAGGGAATGCCGCATTAATTGATGCGCTACCATTTATCGGAGCGATTTCCATTGAAGTTCTTAAAACAATATTATTTGTTAATTGACTAACTCCTGTAATATTAGACCCCATATGCTGTATAAGCATTACTCGGTCGTCTATGTCTATTTCGCCAGAACCAGACAATGCTGCCAACATTGGAGTTTTAACAACAAGGTGTGATTCAAAATTTCCTTCGGCATCCATTGTGGTTGACATTTTATTACGAAGAACCAATTGTAAATAATTTCCTTCTGGAATGTTGTTTAAGTCGCCTTCGCCATTTATATCTCCGCCAATTCTCGTTAGTGCAACCGCGCTTGAAGTTGCCGTTCCAGAACCAGTTAATGTTGATATATTAAATGGTGTTATCATTTGAATATTACACTCAAACTCACCAGTAGAAATTATTGTTACAGATGCGCCACTTGAGGAGACGCTTCTGTCGAAGGCGTTTTTGTCAAATAGATGTTTATCGAACATAACGCGTCACCTCCTCATATCAATTAGGTCTCAGAAACAGTCAAAGAACCAATTGGCACAATCGGCTGAACACCCTGATTAAGCTGATATGTTGCGGCAAGAGGACCATAATAAATGAGGTCTCCACCAGTGTCCGCTGTCAAAAGTCCTGCGAAACCAACAGAACCACTCGCACTAGGAACCACGGCAAACTGAAGTGCCGAAGAGTTCTGAACAGTTGCTGAGCCGCCAGAAAGTTGAGGAGCACCAAAAACAACCGCCTGGCGCTGATAACCAGAATATGATGCCTCTACACCAGTATTAGCATCTGTCGGATTGGTCGAATAAAGAGCCAGATAAAGCTGCGTCGGCTGCGATACAGACTGATTCCGACAAAGGAAGTTAAGCATCATTTGCTTACTAGTATTAGATTTTGGCATTGTGTATACCTCCAGTTAATTATTAATATATTTAGATGAAACAATTAAATTTGTAATTGTTTTTGTCCCAGTATTTTTAATAACCAATCGAATCGGAGTTGAAATGGTTCCATCTGTTACAATATTAAAAGATTGACCCGCATTTATGGTAACCACTCTTTGCTGTGCCGATTCATATGCAAACGGATGATTAATTGTAAATTCCAATTCAAAAGTAGCATATTCCATGGCTATATCTTTTACCGTTGGCGGAGCAGAACTCAGGAAAGCATTATAATGCATCTCTGGTTCATAATCGAAGGTTAGCTCCCCGACACCGGAGAGCCAACCAGCGATTAAACGCACTTGTCGTTGTAAATTTTCACCAGGCTTTTTTACATAAGAACAACTAATAGATTCTACACGACTATTGTAGCCACCATCTTCTTGAATGAATGATTCAGATCGCCCTGGAATTTCTATAAGCGTTCTACGTTTTTCAGGTAAAAGAACTCTTGATTCTGGGGTTTCATATACTCCGTATACACTACTATGTATACCTTTAAATGTAAATCCACCGAGCAATAAAAACACCCCTTTAAATTAATATTGCGGAACAACTCTAAGACCTCTACCACGCATTGCTGCCTGTTGCTTTTGATGAAGTTTGGTCGCGATAGAATCGATATCCGCTTCTGAACGAACTGTGAGTCCATTAAGATTAAAATTGTTTTGAATAGATGTTGTAGTAACTGGTCCATTAGTTGTTGAAGGATTAAGTTGATTAGCCAAACGTATAGATTTTGCAGGCAATGTGTAAACTTGATTATCCAACAAATCAGACACATTACTATTTCGAATATTTGACAAATCCAAAACTGGAGTAATTGTCGGAGAGAAATCAAAATCTGTTTCGTCAATTGCTGCTAAAGCATCGGAGATAGTATCAATAACATCCAAACTTATACGTCTTGATGCTTCTTCTGCTTTATATGCATAATCTTCGATACCATTAGCAAAACCAATTGCTGCATACATACCAACATTACGTAAAACCCGACTTGGCGACCTTTCTTGTAATGTCTTTTTCATTGTATAATTAGCAAGCTCGGCAACATATCTTGCAGAATTTGCAACATTTGATGAACCAAGAAGAAGGCCCTCGGCGAATCCATTAGAAGCATCGTGTCCAGTTCGTTTAAACTGACTAACAAACTGTACACCACGAGAAATCATTGCGTTTAGTTTCTGATCGGACTCGGACACAAGCCTACCAAGCGAATTAGACATAGAATTTACAACACTATTGCCGGCCTCATCGAAAAGTTGTGAATATTCATCCATTCCCATTTCAATATTTCGATTAAGCTCTTCTATTTTGATTTTGTTTTGAGCAATCAGTTGTTCAAGTTGTTCTATACTATATCCATCAATTTCTTCCATTGTCTCAGAAAACTGATCTTTCAATTCTTGAAGTTTCTTTGCTAAATCGTCGTTAACTTTTGTCATTGAATCGTCATATGTTTTCTGAAGTTCGCCTAGTTTCTTTTCAAGATCGCGATTTATGTCGCTGGAAGTTTCACTGAATCGTTCCTCAATTGATGCAAGTTTTTCTGCAAGGTCGGCTTCAATTTCGGAGACTTCTTGTGAATAAGTTTGACGAAGATTGTGAAGTTCATTGCTTACATTAATATTAATGTCTGACATCTTTGTTGCAAACTCATCTTCAAGAACCTGTAAATCAATAGCTGCTTGCGCGTTTAAATCTTGAATGTTTTGAATTGTGGTTTCTTTAAGTCCAACAAGTTCTGTTTCAGCTTTGATTCTTGCAAAAGCATACTTACCCTGGAACAAAGCAACATACTCATCAAGTTGAGCCGAAGTAAGAGTAAGAAGCGCTTTGATTTGAGCAGTACTGGATGGACCCATTTGCTGTAATTCTTCAATCAATGCATCGCCCACACCACGAGCGGCCAGTTCTGCGAGAGCATCTTTCCATTCGTGTAATGCTGCGCCTTGTTGTCTTAAATTCTCAAGAAGCTGTTCGCCAGATACTTCTTCTGCTACTGGAACTTCATCGAATAAACCATAAGAACTATAAATAGCATCGGCTCTGGATTTTACAGCATCTTCATATGCTTTATTTTGTGCATCAATATCTGCTAAGAGTTTTTCGTTAATAGAACGCTGTTTATCTGCATAATCTTCGCGTGCTTGTTGACGTTCTTTTTCTGCATTATCAAGAATCTTATTATATTCATCGACATATTTCTTTTGAGCATCAAGAAGCTTTTTATTTGCATCGTTGTGCGCAGATGCAGTATCTGTATTATATTGCTTTTGGGCATCTGCAAGTTTTTCATTTGCATCTTGTGTTGCTTCTGCAACGCCAGTATTATAATCTTCTTCAATCTTAAGTCTTTCGTCGGCCGCCTCTTTTTGTGCTTCTGTAACGCCTTCAATATATGCAATTTGGGCTTCATAAATTTGCTTTGAAAGGCGATAAACTTCTCTATCAAGTTCTTTTCTTTCTGCACTACCCTCTGCATACTTACCAATCAAATTCTTATAAGCAGCCAATTCTTCTTCAAGACTCATTCGATCAAAATAATTTTCTTCCTCGATATAATCTTTTAATTTTTCAAGTTCGGACTTAACCGCCGCTTGCATCTTAGAACCGCCAAGACCAGAATAACTATCTGTTATAGCATTTCCAAAACCAGTAGTCAGATTACCACCCATTTTTTCGCCAACTTGTTCAATAAATGAGTCCATATTAAAGTTGTCTCCAAATGACCCAAGTATTGATTCAATAGCGGCTGTGATATCACCCTTACCACCAGTTATTCCAGCCACAACGCTTTCTACAGTTATATTACTAGTATCAATACCGAATTCCTCGGCTTTTCCTAATGCCCAGCCTTTTAGTTTATCTATTCCTTCACCAACCGACTGTGGTATCCACGCGCCAATTTCTTTAAATTTTTCACTAATTGAATGAATTCCAGTTGCATCACGAATTGCTTCTTCTGTCGCATGTGCCATTTTGGTGCCGGCTTTTGATGCGGTCTTTGTTTCGCTTGTAATACCAAGAGCAAGACTTTTCACACACCACGCACCAATATTTTTAAATATTTTACTTGGAGAATGAATATCGAGAGCATCTTCTGTTGATTCAACCAATTTATTTGTAACAGTATTTATTGCTGTGGTAAGTGCAGCCTCGCCACTTGTAATACCAGCCGTTATACCATCAACAACATCTTTACCAATTGCTTTAAATTTTGCCGAATATCCTTTAACAACAGTAAGCATTGCATCTAAAATATTAACGAAAATTCTGCAATATCTTGTTTTGTTCTTATGGAGTTGGTTCATTGGTTCGTCAAAAATAGTTACAATTGATTCCTGAAATGGCTTTTTATTATTTTCAAAAGATTTATATGCATTTTCGAGAACAGTAGCACCAACCTCTTGGAATGATATAGAAATCTTTTGCATACTTGCTAATGCTGGCTCGACAATTGAAAAGTCAACCTCTGATAATTTTTCAACAAAAATCGATAACAACTCTACAAAAGTTGTTAGCTTATTGCTTGTTGTAATTGCACCCCAAAAACCAGTCATCTCATTTATTTGTTTTAGTAAATTAGAGAACCCGCTAAGTGCTGGAATCATCTCGGTCATAGCTGTTAAAATATTAGATGCGTTTCGAACAACAGTAATTGAAATCGGTTTGTCTTTTACTCCAAATAAAGCATAAACAAAACCGGCCAATTGCTGACCAAATGTATCAATATCGTTATTACCAAGCCAATCTCCTAAATAACCACCACTATTTGGAATTCCCTTAGCTGCTTCAGACATCAATTTTAAACTATCATTCATATTTGCGATAGAATTAAGATTATTCGTTGCTCCTCGAATTACAGACGCCGTTAAAGGTTTATCTTCACTTCCAAGCATTACATAAACAAAGTCTACCAATTGTTTACCAAACATATCAATGTCATTACTTCCAAACCACTCATCAATATATCCACCACTATTTGGAATTCCCTTAGCTGCTTCGGACATCAATCTTAAACTATCATTCATGTTTGTAATAGCATTAAGATTTGCCGTAGCCACTCGAATTACCTGTGGTGTTAATGGTTTTTCGGCAGTTCCAAGTAATGCATAAACAAGTCCGGCCAATTGTTTACCAAACGTGTCGGCATCGTTATCGCCAAATATAGCACCAATCCAGCCCCCACTATTTGGAATATTAGCAGCTGCTGCAGACATTTTCTCTAATGCTTCTGTCATTGGTGCCATTGCATTTAACACGGCGGCAGCGTTGGTTGCATCTTCAACTGGAATCATAGCAAGTTGTGCAAGTAAATCTTTTAGATTCTTACCAACTTTTGTACCGGAAGAAGTAAAGAAGTCCAAACTAACAAACCTTGCCAATCCATCTAAGAGTGATGCCGCGGTTAGTGCTAACATCGCATCTGCTACACCTTTAATATTATCGATAGCAGCAGAATCGATTGTAGCAAACGAATCAACGAATTCAACAATATCGTTACCAATTTGTGCCAAAGACTCCGCAACGAATCCACCAACAACTGCTCCAAAGAATCGACCAATATTTTCTCCAACAAGAATTAAAGCTTCAAAACCCTTTGCAAGATTATTTAAATCTAATAAACTCAAAGCCTCTGCTAATCCAACAAATGCTGCAACAATAAGTGCTAATCCAGCAATAACAACCAAAACACCTTTAATTACACCAAGACCAATTTGTCCAGCAGCTTCTAGTGGTTTAGCCAACAAAGCAATAGCGGCTATAGCTATACCCAATACAAGTACGCCAGATGCAAATTTACCAATACTCGAAAGACTAACATTATCAAGTGTAACAAGAACGTTGGTAATTGCAGCAAACATAAGTCCTGTCGCCGAGACCACCGCAATAGCAGCAATTAAACCAACAGCCAAGGCACCAAGACCGGATTTACTTATCTTTCCTGCTTTTTGCTGAAGAGCGGTAAACGCAATCATCAGCGTTCCAATTAAACCAACGCCAATAGCAAATTTTCCAATACTTTCAAACTTTATTTTTTCCATATCTTCTTGAATTTTTGCGAATGCTGTAAAGAACAACATTGTGGTTCCAAGAAGAGCAATTATTACTGTTAAACCAGGAATTATTTTCTTTAATGTTGCAACAATTCCGGTATTACTCGTTTGCATTTTATCTAACACAGCAGATAGTATAGCAAAACCAACACTCATAGCTGTTGCAGCAAGAATTGTTTTGGTTAATGTTTCTTTTGCTTTTTCCAAATCTTTTTCTGGAATAAGACTTAGCATTGCTATTGCACCAACAAGAATCGAGATTGTAATTGCAACACCAATAAAATTTGTAAAAGATTTAGAAGAAATTTTAGATGCCAACGATGAAACCAACTCAAGGCCCGCAATTATGGCGGCCATTTTCATAATTGTATTAACGCCTTTATCAATAGCTTCTTGCGGTACGGTCTCTAATAATTTAATAATTCCAACAAAAAGACCCATAGTTGCAGTTACAGATAAAAGCATTGCTGTAATTTTATTACCTCCACCAATACGAGAAGAAATTGAAGAGATAAGTTGTAAAGCACCAATTATACCAGCAAACGCAGCCAACGTTTTAACACCCATTTTTACTTTATCTTCTGGAATCAATTGAAGCAATGCAATTAGTCCAACCATTGCGCCCATACCAATTACAAGACCTAAAACATTAGCTTTAAACTTGTTTCCGCCACCAATGCGAGCACCAATACCAATCAAAATATTAAATCCACCAATAACAAGTGCTAACTGTTTTAATATATCGCAACCTTTTATAATTTCTTCTGGTTTTAGCCAATTTAATAATTTTACAACTCCAACCATACCAGCAAGGCCAAGAGCCATACCAAGAGTACTAGTTGCAAGTTTGTTTCCACCACCAATTTTTGCACCAAGAGCCATTAAAAATTGAAATAGACCCGCAACTTTCATTAATGCTATAATTTTAGCCAATGAATCATTTATCTGCTCCATGGGTATTTTTGTAACAAGAACTACAGCACCTATCATACCCAAAATACCAATAGAAATTCCAAGAAAATTGTTTGCAGCTTTATTTCTTCTTGGTAACATTTCAAGTAAACCAGATAGAGTTTTATATGCCGATAATAAACCAACCAATGCCGCAACAACTGCAACGGCGCCCCAAATCTTTTCTTTACTTTCTATTTCAGAAATAACTTTAATTGCCGCTGCCATTGTTTTTAATGCTATTGCTAAACCAAGAAGATTAAATGCTGTTTTTGCCATCTCTTGTTCTTTTAATAACTTTGATGCAATTACATTAATCATTTGAATACTAAAATATGCAGTAACAAAAATACCAATAGCCGCCGCTAAACCAATCAAAGCAGATTTAACTTTTTCTGCTGGAATTGTAGAAAGAACCCAAATACTTCCAGCAAGAACACCAATTGCTAACGCCAAATCGCGAAGAACATTTGGTCTTGCTTCTTTTTTATTAAGAAGTTTGCCAATACCATCAGTAATACCCGTTATCGATTTAACAAATCCAGTAGCAGCTTTAGTAAACTGTAAAATTTGAATAACAAAAAGTAATAAAACACCAGAAATTACAAAAGCTGCAATTTTAGATGGGTCTATATTTGAAATAATATTTTTAAATTTTTCTAAATTAAGATTAAGCTTACCAGAAAAAACACCACCAAGAGATTTAAAGAATTCAAAAATTGTAGAAAAAACACTAATAATTTTCTTTCCAAAACTCGATTCTATTGCTTGATTTGCACCGCCTAAAACTTTAGAAAACTTCTCAGAAATCCAACTTGTAACTAATTTAATCTTTTCTAAAATTCCACCAAAAATATTTTGTCCAACACTTTTTAAATATTCAAATGGTTTTTCAGCGGTCCAAAGAGTTTGAATAAAAGTTGCAACCTTTCCAACAACTGTCGAAATAATATTTTTTAGATAAATTGCAGCAATTTTTATAGCCAACAAACCATACTGAAAAACCTTACTCGATTTAATGGCTCTGTTTACCATCACTAAAAAATCACCAAGATTGGAGGTTGCATTAAGAACACCATTTGACATTGGGAAAAAGACTTTTACAACTTCAAAAATCGCTTGACCTAAGAATTTTACTATTTGCCAACCTATATCAATAACAGCAAAGAAACCAGCAAAAGTGCGTTTAATTTTTTGTGCAACTTCGTCACTAATTATTAAATTTTTTGTAAAATTCTTAAATGATTCGGTCATTTGGTAAAATCTTTCTGCTGTTAAAGGAGGAAAGATTTGATCAAATGCTTCAGAAATTGGTTTTAGAACCGAAAGTAAAGCGACAACAGCATTCTTTAAGCCACTTAAAATGTTTTCTCTTCCGCTAGGTACTTTCATTTTGATTGCAAATTCCTCGGCAGAAATTGCACCATTTTTTAAAGCAGCATTTAATTCAAGAAGTTCTTGTTTTGTCTTTTCGGTATAACCAGCATTACGTAGTTCTTCACCAGAAAGATCTCTAATCTTATCTGTCATTTGGGTCACAGTTTTTGAAAGCATATCACCGGTCAACCAAGATTCGTGACGAACTGCTTCTTCCATTGACCCATACTTTTTAATTAAACTATCTATATCTACTCCAGCAGATTGCGCCACATTTGAAAGAGTTTCCCCAAATGTAGTAACGTCAGAAATTCCTTCAGACATAAACTGTTTCCAGCCCGTTGACATTCCTTCCTTTAGGAAAGCATTTCGTCTGTCAGTAAATGTCTCAATCATAGCGCCAACAGAATCATTAATTCCGGTCCATAACTTTTTGGCTTCATTAAAATCGCCAAAGATTAGTTCGAATGTTTGCGCCCAACCAGAACCAACAGCTTCTTTTAGTGTATCAATTAATTTTGTAAATGTTGTAACTTGTGTTGCTGCGATAGATGCTCTACGTCCGATATCCGTTGTAGCATCTGAATAGTTCGCAAGTGTTTTGGTTAGTGCATCTGTAGTCATCCATTGATATGCTAAAGAATCATTAAAATTACGAGTAGCACTAATGGTTGCTTCCATAACACCACCAGATGCATTTTTACTAAGAACTTTATACATTCCATCGGCAGTTTTCTCCAAAGTACCAGCCGCAACTGCAGATTCCAATAATTGTTGTTTAAATTCTACAGTAGCCATGTTGGCCAACTCGATAGATTTCCAGTCGATTAATTTTACATAACCAGAACTCAACGCCTGAGCAAAGTTATACATTGCGCGAGAAGCTTCGTTTGCATTTGCACCAGAAAGTGCGGCAGCATTACTAATACCCTTAATTGATGCAACTGCTAAATCTAATTTTACACCAGCATTTGTAAATTTGCCGATGTTTGATGTCATATCTGAAAACGAATAAATCGTTTGGTCTGCATATTCATTTAATTCTTCTAAGTATCCATTAACAGAAGCCAACGATTCGCCTGTAGATGCCATAATGGTTTGCGTAGAACCCATTTTTAATTCCATCTCGTCGAAACCCTGCTTAATTGGTTCAATAGCAATTGATTTGACTAAATTGGCGCCCGCCATAACGGCTTCTTCGCCAATTTTTCTAAGAGCACCAACCGCTACTTCTCGAAGAGCAGAAAAAGAATTAGACATACTACCCACAGATTTCTCTAATCCAGAGAAATCGTTTTGAGGAGAATGTTTTAAAGCATCGGTAAAATCTTTTAAACTATTTTTTGATTGTTTTATGCCTTCTTCAAATTTTGCATTTTCAAAAGACATTTCTACAATTCTTTGGTCTATTTTATCACTCATAATGCCCGAACCTCCTTCCAACACGCTTCTGCAATTTGATCAAAAATTGGACGGAGTGCGGGATTTATATAATCAATACCCTGAACATAGCCGCCACCTTTGACACCATGTCCATATTGAATAAGAATTGCAACAGGAAAACCATTTTGGATGTTTGAGTTATTAAAACCAATACCCCAGTCTTCAATGGTAAAAAACCAACTATTAGCAGTAAGTCCGCTGTCTTTTGGAGTTGCCGATCGAAGCGCTTCGACTCCTTGTGCTCCATATCTCGCGAACGCGGTTCTAAGCCTACGACTGAGATGTTTGCTATTATCGAAGAACCGTTCGGCATTTTTAAAAGACCCACGGTGAGTCATTTTAATCATGCCCATTTCTCCTTTTTACTCTTTCTTTTTATGACTTTCTCTAATTAAATCATCCAATTCATCGGCGGAAACAATTTTCCAATCTTTCTTTTTGTCCCACCAAATTCCTTCTTCACCATTTCCATGAAGGCCTTTATATGCTTCGTGAAGTTTTGTTTGAACGCCAAAATCATCATCTGTCCAAGCACAAACATCTCGATTATTTTTAAAACATTGATATAAATCGTTACGAATGATTGCTAACAATGCAGAATTCTGTATCTGCTGAAATTCTTGAATTGATGAAACCGTATTTTGTAAATCACTCAGTTGGTCTGGAAGTTTTTTAAGCTCTTTAAAATCACAATTTACTTGTCTAAAAAATTTAATTAAACCCAGTTTTTCAAACAAATTAAAAAATGTCAAAACGCCTCCGGCAATTGCAATAATTATCGCCCACATTTCCATAAACCATCACCCCTTCGAGTTAAATTTTTTACGTCTCTCGGCATTTAATTTTGCAGCTCTTTCAAGTGCAGCCATTTTACCCATTTTCTGTTTTGGAGTATTTTCTTCTTCACAAACTCGAATAAGTGTAATGAGACGATTTAAATGCCAATTTTGACATTCTATTGGTATATTATAAGTAAACATGCGCGAATATAAAACTTCAGATGTCACAATTTTTTGTGTTCTTGATTTTTTATTAGTATCAGAAAATGTTGTTGCTGTCATTGAATCGTCTAAATATGCTCTAATTTTTACTTGATTTTCAATTGTAAATAAATTCTCAAGCGGAACTTTTAAATCGTTTTCTAATGGAAAAACAAGCATACAACGCACATAATCTTGCTGTTGTTCCGGCGTTTTCTTTTGAGGACCTAAATATGGGATATGCCATTTTGCTTCCCATTTTGCAACAGAGGCTAAAGAATGCTCAAGAATTATTTTACATTGTGGAGTCGTAAAAAATTTATTTTGTTTAGCATTAAAAAATTCATTTTCAGGAATAATTAATTCGAGCATTCTTTACCTCCATTCTTTTTTTTTTTACAGAACTGTCAAATTTGGTTGGTTAACTACTTCATTCTGCTTTTCAATTACTTTCTTTTCTGCTTCTACGCGATACTCTGCGGGAATCAATCCCATAAAGAATTCTTTTGCTGCTTCTTCATTATAAGCAAGTTCATAAAACAATTCACTAAAAGCTTCAGTCTTGCTAAACTTAATGGCACGATCATCATCTTTAAGAAATTCTCCCGTTTCGGGATCTTTTTCTCCATATGCCCTAAGCAAAAGCTTCTTGAGAATATCGATTGTTTTCTTAGTATTATTGGTTTCGAGTGCATTTTCCAAATTTCGAACTAAACCGCCACTTGTATAAGTTTCGAGTTCGAGCCACTCAAATTTATTCAAATGAAAATATGCAACCATAGTTGCAGACTTTCCATCATAATCTGTATATGAGATTACCTTTCTAATCATTATCGTCTCTCCTTTAAAAAATAATAAAAAGGGGATGCAAAATTGCAGAGCCCCTTTTATTAATTAACTTACGCAAAAATCGTTGCGAGCTCGTCGGGAAGAGGAAGTCTCGACGTTGTGGCTTCAACCGGAGGAATATATCCGAGTTCGCCTTCAATACCACTACCAGGACTGCCATCAGTACCATAAAGAATATCGAGGAAGTTATTAAGCTTCTCAATAGTTGTCTCAGTAAACTTCGTAGAATCAATCACAACATGAGCGGTCGGCTTTGCGCCAGTAACATTAATCTTTGTGGTTGTGAAATCAAACGAAATCTCTTCGAGCTCGGGAGATTCATTGATTGTACTATGCTCTCTTTCGGATACACCAGCAAGAGCATTATATACAAGATGAATCTTATACCCATAGGACACACCACTAGTGTCATTAATAATTTCGGTTCTATATGCAAAACCAAAAGGTGTGTGCACCTGCTGACCAATTGATACACCGGTCTTAAGTTCCTTTTCACCAATGCAACTCTTGAACCCATCAGGATATGTATAACAACCAATTGAACCAGCGAACTCTTCTTCTGACATAATCTCAATATATTTGCGGTTATCAGCATAAAACGGATTCGCTTCTGCACCACTAGGAGCTTCGTTTACGGAAGTAAGACCGTTCCACGCAACGCCAGCACCATAAACACCAGCAGTAAGCGGGAAGAAAATAGCCTGCTGTACACCAGCTTCTGCAATTCTTTCACCAATTGCATCCCAAATCAATCTAGCCATAATTTATATCTCCTTTACTTTTAAAAAAATATTTCATAAACATCATGATTTAATCCATCTGCCACATAATGTCGATCAAAAGAACAATATCTCAATTGCATCATGCGGTCTGGAATTTCAGAATCGGGGTTTGAGTCAATAATAGTAACCAAATACTTTTTTTTATTTGTATATAAACTATTATTTGCATAAATATCGTTTTGACTAGCGCGCTTGTAAACAATACATGGGTATTTCATTGTTATTGTCGATGGTGGTTGAAAATATACATTGTTTGAACCTAAAACATTTACTAACAAATAATGTAAATTTAATCGTGTATCAGCCATTATAAATTCCCCCAATCTGGAGTACAACTCGGGGTCTATTAAAAGCTATCGATTGAATTTTCCATTTTGTACCATTCCATTGAATATATTTCATAAACCCAATATTGTTATACAAATACTCATCTGCAATAATAGAGATACTATTGTCAATATTAATATTTTCGTGAAAATTTTCCGATGTTTGCCATCGTTGTTGATTTAAAACAATATCTCCTCGATAAGTTTTTTCAACAATTTCATCAACCCAAACCCCGGGGCTTCTTTCAACTTGTTTGGCGTATCCTATTACGCCATAAAATTTCGCCATAGAATACACCCACTTCCATTTTGATTTTACGACTTAGTAACAGTTACCGTGTAATTGGTAGCAACGTCATATGCTGCAACACTAAGAACAAATACATTCTCTCCGGACGCCCAAGTAACACCAGTTGCAAGATCATCTGTAACATCTACGCCGCCAAGTGTTGCTGTAACAGCAGCAGATGCAGGAGATTTTGTAAATGTAATAATATTAGTAGCATCGGTTGTAGAAGCGGTATACTCATAGGTTCCAGAAGCAAATGTCGGAGTCAGAGTCTTACCGCCAACACTAAGCGCAGACAAACTTGGAGGCGATGCCTTTGTTACTGTAATTGTATATGTTGTTGAAATTCCCTCAATATCAAGTTTGATTGTAAGTGTGTTGCTTCCAGCAGACCAAGTTACTGCTTCGAAATCTGTAATCTCAGTACCATTAAGTTTTACTGTAACTTCGGCATTTTCAGAAGAAGGAACGAAAGAAACAATATTTGATGCATCTGTAGTTGTAGTTGTGTAAGATGTTACATCAGAACCAAACGTGGGCGCCAAAGTCTTACCACCAACACTAAGGGAAAGCAACACGGGATCAACAAACTCTTCTTCCTCATAACTTCTAATTGTCGCAAATACAGGTTTACCATTACTATCACTCTTCAAATAGGAAAGAGTAACGGTCGGCGAACCCTTTGAAATAGACACAGGAACGTACAATACTCCGCCATCAGAAATAAGAACTGATTTCTTATAAAGGTCTTCAAGCATTGTCGAACCAATAGCAATAAGTCCTTCAGAATTAATGCAAGCAACGCCTTCGCTATTTTTATAAACAATATAGTTAGTTACAAAAACATCCTTAGCCTCTGCATGCACTCGATGAAGAATCTTTCCAATTTTTTCCTTATAAGTCATAATTAATCGCCCCTTATTAATTATTCACCAGTCTTCGGAATGGTCTCGAGTTTCCAATAAGCAATGGCAGAATGCGGAAGAGTGAGAGCACCAGAACAACGAGTCTCAATCAGATATTTATACTGGTTGTAATCAATGTCAAAATCATCAAACGCAGTAATACTTCCGCCCTTATCTGCACCAAGAGCATAGTCGGACATATTAACAGAAATACCAATCAGTCTCTTCTGAAGGCCGGCTTCGGTTGAAGTGGCAGGAGTAATCACAATAACCTTATTGTCCATTACAGGAACCTCAACAATTTCACGAGCACGAATACCAGCAGCAAGATCGGCTTCGTTATTATAAATACGACGATCGTTCTTATCTTTCAGAAGCAGCATATCACCATTGAGATCGGAAGTCGTAAAGAAAGTCGGATTACCAGTTCCCTTATACTGCTTCCTACCAAGAACAATCTGATCAATAATATAAGAAGTCGTTGCGCCAACAGGAATCTGAATCTCGACAGTATATAGAGAATCGTCGGTGGCAATAGGACGAATCTTATCTTCCTTAATCTTATCATCAGAAGAAGACGGACGTCCATCACCAACAAGCAGAGCACGTGCAATTTCCTCTTCCAGCATCATACGCATCTCAGAGCGCAGCCACATAACAACATCAAAATCAGTAATGTCGATAACATCATCACGATCAAGACGCTGACGCTTATATACAGTCTGAGGATCGGTCGTTCTCTTCAAAAGTGTAATAACTTCATCAAGCTTCTTCTTACCAGTTACATAACCTCTGGCACGAGCTTCGTCGGCAGTAATATCTGCAACAACACTTTTAATACGAGAAAACGGAACGTGTTTAGCAGCACCAAACACCTTACTAACCCACTCGGTATCACGCTTTAGAAATGCAGGAGTATTTGTAAGGGTTTTGGCTTCCGGGAACAAATACCCAATATTATCGATACCATACGTTCCAGCATGTGCAAGAACATTGTCTCGATGTTCATAGGCGGCAAAAGCATCACCAATCGACTCATAACCATGCGCAAGGAAGGCATTTGCAAGAGTGGACTGAGACTGCTTAGCCTCTGTAAAAATGGTACGAAGCTCTTCGCGAGTCAACTTGGTCTTCGCACCAGTTGTAGAAGTCGTACCCTTATCAAAAATATTTTTCTTCATATCTGTTTCTCCTCCAATATTAGAATGTTCCGCAGTGTTCTCATTTTTATCTTCCTTCTTGCTATCTTCTTTCTTCTTTTTATCATCTTCGGAAGTTTCTTCCAAAGCAACAGCAATTAGCGAATAAACAACTGCTTTCTGATCATCGGTCAGTGTATCGAAAACATCCCCAACAGTTTCCTCAGAATCTTTCTTTTCTTTTTTATCTTCATGCGACAAAGTCAAATCTTCAGAAATATCGAGTTTATCTTCAGAAAATGCTCCAGCACATATAATAGCTTCTGTTTCGTCGGTTGTAATAGAACCGTCTGCATGTTCAAAAGCGAGATTATCGATATATGCTTCTGGATTAGAGCCAGCAATTACCAAAGAAACTTCACGAATTGTACCATGCATTACATTCTTTCCTTTTTCGACAAGACCGTTTGCATAAATACTAAGCGCCGTAATATCCCCATGAGCAACCAAAGCTTTTGCAATTTTTCCCGCCTCGGTGTCGTTCAAAGAACAATACGAATAAACGCCGTCTTTTCTATTTTCCAAAAGAGCATGCCCAAGAATGTTTTTGGGGTCGTTGTGGATATGCTGAAAAACAAGCGGTACAATTTTACCATCACATTCCTGAAATGCATCCGGAAGAATTGTTCTTCCATCAGAGCACTTCAACCCAACTTTTGTGGCGTATCCACTAAAGTCATATTTCTTTTTGCTCATCATTCGTTCCTCCTGTATTAATTGATGTGTTTGCTATATTTCGATTGTTAGGAATTGGCATATTCTTATTTCTTAATTCATCAGCATGTGGCGCATCGGAAGGTTTTCTACCAACAATTTGACGAATCTCATTTGCTGTAAGAATTTCGTTTCGACTAAACACATCGGCAATATTAGCAATTTCATTGGCCGGAATAAGTCTAAAGACATCACGAAATCCCATAATTGAATGCCCTTGTGTTCGCGCCGTTTTTGTTAAAAATTTACGACGCATCTCTTCAATAATTGCGGTTACAATTGGTTCAATTGTTCGATCATAATAATTTCGTAAAGCTTGTTCGCTTGCTTTTCCATTAAAAATCTCTTCGGTTAATCCAAGCTGATTATATAAAGAACTGGTTAAATATTGAACTTGTGTAAACAAATTATTTTCAACAGGTCTATTTAATTGTGTAATTCGCTCTGTTCCATCAATATATGCAACACCATATCTACCAGTCGTTAATTGACTTTCAATAGACCTAAGTCTTTGATTTGCTTGTTCCTGCTTTCTTTCAGTACTAAGACTATAAGGAAGTTGAATAATCAAATCAAGTTTTCCAGAACTTACTTGTTTATCAATCGAATCTAACATGTTTAATTTTTGAATAAGTTGCTTTAAAGTTGAATTTGGTTCGTTCATAATTGAAAACAATGGGTTTTCAATTATACACGTTATATTTTTTGGAACAACCAAAGTTTCTCGTTGACCGCTTTGATCGTTATAAACTTCAACTTTAACATAATCTGGAAACCATTCTAAAATTTTTCCAGTTCGTAATGAATAAATATCGTATGCTCCAGTTACATAAGGGTCAAAAGTTGTTTCAATAGGTACTACTGCAACATAACCCTCATCGAACATACTCATAGCAATATCCATTATAAGATTACGACCAGTTTGATCTTTATTAGCTTCAACAGTTAAACACATATTTAAAGGATCATTAATTGTTTCCAAATACCTTCCATTTTGATCTACTTTAACGTGTTGAATGTCAAAGCTTGCCACGTCAATTGCAATACGATTAGTAATCGTGGTAATTATCGATCTATCTGATAACTTATAAGCTTTTGATCGTGAAGGATTCGTCATGGAAAAAAGCCCTATACTATTTTGTGGATATGTTTCTATCGGCGTCTCGTCTCTGGCTCGAAATGCATTCCAAGAATGTTTTAATATTTCGCCAAATGATTTCACATAACTCATCCTCCTTTCATAAGATTTTCTTGCCTATAAGCAACCTTACCTGTTTTGAATACTCCTCGACGAAGTTGGTCCATATCGTATCCAATATCGGCAACGGCAGTATGAACGCCAATTTCTCCTCTTTTTGCAACAAATCTTAAAACACGACCGGAAGGCGCCCGAACGTCTCCGACTCTTTCGTTCATAAGAGATGCCAGTTTATTATTATACTGCAAAATTGTACTTGAAGAAAGACGACCACGCGATGTATACGACAAATCTAATTGATTTTGAATAAAATCATTCATATCTTTTGATACTGTCTTTTGAAGTTTGACTTTAATTTTTTCGCCTTTTGTTGATGCCCACTTGTTGTCTTTTTTATCGAGACGGGCACGACCTCTTGGAGTTAAAGAACCATCTGGATTTTGAAAACGACGAACATACCATCTTTGACCCTTAATTCCAAAATGTTGGAGGACAACCTGATTCATACTTAGTTTCCTCCTTTAATCTTTCTTTTTATCCTGTTTAATATTAAATGCAATATTTGCAAATTGTGGAGATACTTTTGATACAAGAAGTTTTGCACCGCCAAGCATCACGTTTTTACTAAAATCGGTCAATGCCTGTCCGGCAGCATCTCGCAATGCTTTTTGAACAAACGATTCGCTTTTACTAAGTTTTTCTTGAGATAAACTTCTATATGTATTTTCTAACTGAAGACGTTCGTTCAATCTCCGAAGCTCATCATTCGATAAACCACGAGTTGCCCTTTCCTTTCTTGCCCGACTTTCAATATAGTCATCAGAATCTGCATATCGTTTCTTACCCTCAGAAGTCAAAGAGCCATCGGCCTTTTGAAACCGTCGAACATACCATTTTTGACCTTTAATTCCGTAATGATACAATTGATTAACAGGAGTAATTGTATCAATAATCAAAGGCTTATCAAATGTATCTGTCTTGCCGGCATTTCTATTAAGTTCTTTAAGAATAAATTCTGCTTCATTTTCGAGTCTCAATCTATTTACAAGCATCTGTAAATCTTTCATGTTTAATTCTGAAATACTTTTACTTTTATCTGGTTCTTTAGGTTCATTACTTTGTGGAAAATTTGGAGATACAGAATAATCTTCAAAATGTTTAATAAGTCGATTCGCC